AAAATCTTTTAGATTTTTTTGGTGTTAACGATCTTCCTAATAATGAGTCTGAAGAATTAAAGGCGGAGATCGTAAAATTAAATACAGAGATCGTAAAATTAAATACAGAGATCTTAAAATTAAATACAGAGTTATTCAATTGGAATAACTGGTATTTACAAGCACCAAAATAATCTTAAGGAGGTACTATGGAGATCACAACAATAGAAAATATTAACGTAATACAATTTACAAGTTTTATTTTTGGGATTTTAATTTTGATTGAGTTTTATAAACTTTATAAATTAGATCCTAAAAATTTCCCCGGGGGTTAAATTGGGTGAGTGTTTTTAGAAGGGATACCAGGAATTTCACAATAAAAATCGGATATCAAACGATTTCTCCTTTCAAGAGGCCAGATAATGGTTCAGAAAGTCTTGGTATCTCTTCCAAAAATACTCTATAACTTCTAAAAGGGAAGGTGATAGTATGCCTATAGTATCATTAACTACATTAAAAAGCTACTTTAGTAATAAGAAAGTTCCTAGCGAAGTTGAATACGTCGATCTTGTTGACACTTTGTCTGATGCTGGAGGTGTTCCAACTACGAGAACTATAAACACGACTTCTCCTTTAAATGGTGGAGGTGATTTAAGTGCCGATAGAACTTTATCACTACCATTAGCAACATTAAGTGCTGATGGTTATATGGCCTCTTCTCAAGTATTGGCTTTAAATTCTACTTTTCGTGACGACACACCTAATCAGTTTAATGGTTTATCTGCTAAAATTTTATTGGTTAATAATGATGTTCTTGTTTTAGAAGATTCTGAAGAATCTTATGTAAAAAAATCTACAAAGTTCTCTTCGATAAAATCAAGTTTAAAAAGTTATTTCGATAGTTTATATTGTGCAAAAAATGGATGGGAAGATCCTGGAGTTACATGGACGTATTCTAGTCCAACTGTAATTAACGTTCCATCAGGAGCAACATCAATATATTCTATTGGGGATAGAATTACATTTGTCCAAACTACAAATAAATATTTTAATGTAGTAAATATTTCGGATGCTCAGTTAACATTATACGGTGGATCTGATTATTCTGTAGCTAATGCTGCGATTACAAATCCTCGTTTTTCTAAATTTTTAAATCCTGTTGGATTTCCATATTGGTTTAATTATCTTCATGGATGGAGTTCTTCTGGAACTCAACCAGATTTAGGAAATGGAACTTCATTATGCAGATTCAATATTTATGGTCGATTATTAGCTTTTAATTCACAATTAATAATGGGTTCTACTACAACATATGGAACTGGTAGTTATTATTGGGCTTTACCACTACCCGTTTCATCTAATGCTGGAGCGTCAATAGCAACATTTATGCTATACGATGCTAGTGTGACAGGAAGATATACTAGATTTACAAATTTACAAGCTGGTCTTGTTAGTATTTCTGCTCTTTGGTCTTCGGCCGATGCTAATGTTGCAGCCAATCTTTCGCCAACAATTCCATTTACCTGGACTAATGGAGATATTTATAGAGTAAGTGGACAATACGAAATTTAAAGGATGGTTAACATGGAAAAAGTAGTATATCTTTCCTTCGCACAAGGTTATACTGATGGAAAAGGAAAATGGTTTAGTAATGTAAACGGTCCTTTATTGGCGAAATCTGTCTCGGCAGTTATGATAAGGGCGGGTCAAGGTATTTGGGAAGATCCACTTTTCCGTCTTCACTATCAACTTTGTATTGATAATAAGATTCCTTTTGGATTTTGGTGGTTTAATCAACCGAACATGATTGCGCAATATCAAATCGATTCTTTTATGAAACTTTGGAACAGTGTTCCCATAACACCGAAGGTTGTTGCATATGACGTAGAAGAAATTGATTACTTCGATCAAAGTACAGGAACTTGGAAAAAATTATTTCCGCCATCTAAAAAATTTAGTCATGACAATGTGATGAAATGGTGCAAAGATATAAAACAAGCTACTGGTGCAAACGTTGGACTCTATTCTCGAAAATTATACATTCAAGATTGGCTTTATGAAACTTCTGAATGGTATGATTTCTGGTTATGGATAGCGGCTTGGTACAAATATACTGGCGCAGTTGCACCGGCTTTACCGTGGAAATGGCCAGGATATAAATTGCATCAATACGAAGGTGGTGACCTTGGAACTCCTGGAGTAGATCCTGTAAAAACTTGTAAAGAATATTTTAATGGTGATCATCAAAATCTTTTAGATTTTTTTGGTGTTAACGATCTTCCTAATAATGAGTCTGAAGAATTAAAGGCGGAGATCGTAAAATTAAATACCGAGATCTTAAAATTAAATACAGAGTTATTCAATTGGAATAACTGGTATTTACAAGCACCAAAATAATCTTAAGGAGGTACTATGGAGATCACAATAATAGAAAATATTAACGTAATACAATTTACAAGTTTTATTTTTGGGATTTTAATTTTGATTGAGTTTTATAAACTTTATAAATTAGATCCTAAAAATTGGAAACGTGCTATCAATATTGTTTTATATGGTTTGCATTTGATTATTTTTTATTTGCTGTTATATATAGATAACATAAATTTAATTGATTTTCATCTCATAGTTGACCCATTGTTTTTCACTAATTGGTCTTCTCTATTGCGGCTTCATGGCAGTATAACTTTTTATTTTCTTCTTAGAAATACAATTACATTTAGAAAATTAACAAAAAAAATAGAAGATATAAAAGTTCATTACAATAAGTTTGGTGGTCGATGATGTCGGACGAATTAATCGGAACAATAGCTGTTTTTATTGTTGGGTTACTTGCAAATTGGTGGTCTAATCATAGTAAAATAAAAGAATTAAAGCTTGCCCAAGAGAAATTAGAAAAACAATATGATCTTGACTCTAAGAAACTCGATTCGGAAATATCTAGTACTTATTTGAGCATAGCTCAAAAAAGTGGAGACCAAGTAATAACAAGGGACAATAAGATAGCAAGACTTGAAAATGATTTCGAACAACTAAAGAAAATAGTTGATGGATTAATTCTAGATAAGAGCCGTTTAGAAAACGAAAATATAAATAAAGATAAAAGAATAACTTGTCTAGAAGAAGAAAACCTTAAACTATCAGAAAGAATCGATTTATTAGAAGCTATTCTTAATGAAAAGGGATGGCCTATTCCGCCAAATATGGCGTAAAAGGAGTGTAACCATGGCATTTATTGAGGACATAGACTGGCGCTCGCGCAAGAACAAGCATTTCACGGATAGTGCTGACCCGAGGAATCAAATATGGGAATGCTCTGTTGGCTCCCAGCACTACCAGGTGGGTGCTGATTGGGTGGATATTGACACTGCCTGGAAGGTTGATACCGGTGCGTGGCAATACAAGGCGATCCAAAATTCTTTCCAGTTGCACGCTCGTGATGTCCTCAATGCGGGCGATACGCTCCAAATCGATACCCAGGATGGGACTCAAAATGTCACGTTACAACCGTTAGCATTAAACTGGGTTGATAACCTGACTGATTCTCGCCAGCAGATCACCCAACCACAAGCCGTCAGTGCTATCGTGATCGGAAGTCAACTGTACTGGCCTAACGGATACGGCGAGGGGCGGCACTTCCGCTCCATTTCAGATGCTGACTACTTGATCAAGCAACTCATCATCGACAGTCCCTCAAACCTACCCGTAGCAACTGTTGCAAATCCCTATATTGAGGTTGAATTTATTCTCAAAAAATCGGCGGGTTTGGCTGAGTACATCAATGGCCAGCTATGGGACCGTACAACCAAAACGATCACTGCCGAAGCGATAGAGTTTCGGCTATCAGGTGGTGAAGTCGTATGGGCGTTCGCCAAACCACGAGCATACGATTCGGCGGGGCATTCGATCTCAGGAATAATGATGCTACGCCGTCAAGGCGCAACACGCTACGTGACGGTACGTTTTCCAAAATCGTGGCTCGACACAGCCACTTTCCCGGTAACGCTCGATCCCACTATAGACAAAACTGTGGCGGCTAATCTCGATGATTCGCTTGAAGAAGATGATGGGACCGGAAGTGAAGCGACCAATGATGATTACTATGAGCATCATTCCCCAGGTGGTGGAGGGGCAAAAAGATACGCGGCGGCAGGATTTACGGAAATAACGATTGCCGATGGATCAACCATTACAGTTAGTAATCTTCAGTGGCATGCAGGTGCATTTGGGATCGTTGATTTAGATACAACGATCTATGGCGAGGATGTTGCTTCCCCTGCCAATTATAATCTGGGTTTTATCTATAACCGTGCCAGGACAACGGCTTCCGTAAGTTGGACTGCGACCGTCTCTGAGGATGTCTATGCTACATCTCCATCTCTAAATACCATTGTGCAAGAGTTGATCGACACATACACATACTCTTCGGGACGCATGGCATTTACGCTCGTGTCGAAAACTACGGGGAGTTGCTATCTATCAGGTTATACACGAGGCGCAGCTTACGCACCGAAGCTACATATCGAGTACACTGAAGGGGGTGGGGGTATTATCTATGGAGCAGCAACTTTATCAGGTGCGACTAATCTAGAGGGTGCTAGTTTAGTTCAAGTTAAAGCAGCAAGCCAAATCATTGGCGGCACAGGAATGATTGGTCTTAGCAATTTGCAAATTCCAGCTTCTAGTCAACTAATCGGTGGTACAAATCTTACTGGTACCAGTTTAGTTCAAGTTAGAGCAGCATCGGAGTTAGTAGCATCAGCCTTATTAGCTGGAACTGGTTTGAACGAAATCAAAATAGCAGCAAACTTGTTGGGATCAGGTCAAATCAACTCGTCTGGTTTTCTACAAATTCTCGGATTAACTCAATTAGTTGCTAATGGTCATATAGACGGTACTGGTTTTCTGCAGATCATCTCTTCATCCCAAATCATAGGAGGTGCTAATCTTCTCGGAACAGTTTTATTACAAGTTTTAGGAGCAACGCAGTTAGTTGGTTCTGGTTTGTTAGAAGCAAGTGGTGATATCAGCAATGGAATGGTATACGGACGTGCTAATTTACTAGGTAATGCCGAGTTAAGTGGCATTCCGACGATGTTAGTTCTTTCTGCTTCGCAATTAGTCGGAACTGGTGGTTTAACGGCTGCTTCATTCCTGATTATTCCTAGTTCAGTAGTGTTATCTGGTTCTGGTGTTCTACAAGGATCATCTATTCTTATTGTATCTGCTTCTAGTTTGTTAAGTGGCAGTGCTGAATTAAGTGCTATTGGATACAATTTAGGTCAAGTAGTTCTTGGTGCAGCTAATTTAACTGGAAATGCGTCTATATCTGGAACTGGAAAAGTTAATATATTAGCTGAAGTTGTTTTAACCGGTTTAGCAAGTTTATCTGGTTCATCTTCGATAACTGTTTATGGTGATGGCATTATAAATGGGTCTGCTAATTTATCGTCAGTACCGATGCTTATAATTCAGGCTATAGCTGAGTTAGTTGGCTCAGGTGTGATTGTTGCTGATGGCAGAACTTTTGAAACTAGTATTACAACACCAGATAATCGCACGTATGTAATTCCAATGGAAGTGCGAACTTTCGTAATCAACGGCGAAACACGTATATATGTTATCCCTGCCGAAACACGTATATATGCTATCCCCGCCAAATAAATTCATTTTTAAAAAGGAGTTTTATAATGGCTTTTGGAACTGCTGAAGCAAATGCAATTATTGACGGATGGAACACCCACTACGTTTCCCTTCATCAAGGCGATCCTGGTTCGACTGGGGCAAATGAAATTACTGGAGGATCTTATGTACGCCAGCAAGTAGCTTTATCGGCGGCATCTGGAAAAGCTTCTGCTAATACTGCGGCTTTAAATTTTACTGGAATGCCCGAAATGGCTGGTCCTCCTTATATTACTCATGTCGGAATTTGGACACTTAGTAGTGCTGGAGAATTTGAGATTGGTGGTGCTATGGTATTACAGAAAACTTGCAATGCCGGAGATACTTTCCAACTACCAATTGGTGATCTTGATGTAATTCTTTCCTAGGAGAAATTATGGGCAATCATTTCCCTAAAACTCCAGTTTCTGAATTAGATTATCGTTGGGACTGGTCTGAATGGTTAGCTGATGGCGAAGTGATTACCGATCATACCATAACAACCCCAACTGGTTTAACATTATTACTTGATACGGCTACCTCGACCACAGTTACTGCTTGGTTTTCTGGTGGAATTCTTGGAAAAGATTATTCAGTTAGTTGTTTTATACAAACTAATAATACTCCGACAAGAAAGGAAAGTAGAACTATAGTGTTGCGGTGCGGATAAGCTAATACGAGGTGAGGACTATGTCAAGACCTAGGAAAGTACTTCAAAAGGCAAAAAAACAAGCACCAGCTAGAGGTTTGGAAGCACGTGAGAATCAATTGATATCGCTGGCTGTAGATTTGGCTGAGAAGCAACTTGCCGAAGGGACTGCGTCGTCCCAGGTTATAACTCATTATTTAAAACTTGGTTCGACTGTAGAGCGTTTAGAAAAAGAAAAATTGCAAAAAGAAAATCAACTCCTTCAAGCCAAAACTGAAGCATTGCAATCTTCTAAGAGAGTAGAAGAACTTTATATAAACGCTCTAAATGCTTACAGAAAATATAGCGGTCAACCAGATATAGGTGATGGCGATGACTAGATCTTTTACTGAGTTGCAAAGATTGAAATCTTTTGATGCACGATATGATTATTTGCGTTTAAGAGGTGCTGTTGGAGAAACCACTTTTGGTTTCGATCGTTATTTAAATCAAATAATGTATTCATCTGGACGTTGGCGTAATGTCAGAGACGAGGTTATAATCCGAGACAATGGTTGCGATCTTGGTGATCCAGACTATTTAATCCATAGTCGAATAGTAATTCATCATATGAATCCGGTGTCAATGAGAGATATTCAATTAGGTGTTGATTATATTTTCGATTCAGAATATTTAATCTGCACATCGAATAATACTCATTTGGCCATACACTATGGTGATGAATCACTTTTGCCAAAAAAATTTATCGCTCGTGTCTCTGGGGATACTCGTCTCTGGCGTTAACTTCATAAATAAAAGGATGGTTTTATGGAAAGCATTTTGAACACAATCAAAAAAATGCTCGGCGTTGAGACTGATTATAAGGAATTTGATATAGATATAATTACACATATAAATAGTGTTTTTTTGTCTTTAAATCAATTGCATGTTGGTCCGACTATTGTTTTTTCAATAATAGGCGAAACAGAAACTTGGGAAGATTTTTTATCCACTAGTGTAGATTTGAACGCTATTAAATCTTATATCTATCTCCAAGTGAGAATGCTGTTTGATCCACCATCTAGTTCCTTTGTTCTACAATCTATGCAAAATCAAATAAATATGTGGGAATTTCGTTTGAATATTCAAGCTGAGGGGACTTTATACGTTCCTGTAGACGAGGAGGTAGTATGATAATTAAAGATAAAAATCATTTGGAACACTTTGGAGTTCTTGGAATGCGTTGGGGACAACGAAAAGGAAGTGGAAGCAGATCTGCCGGCGGTGTCCATGTAACAGTAGGAGGAAAAACAACAAAAATTGCTGATTTACGTGTCAAAGGAAAAAACCAATCGCAAAAAAAATTTGAGTTAGAAACTGCGAGAGGAATTTTAGATAATCGAAGATCTAGTAGGGCTGAACGAAAAGTGGCTGAACAAATTATGAAAAAGCATTTGACAAAAGCCGAACGCAAAGTTGAAAAAGTGGCATCTAAAATGCGAAATCTTCAGAAAGAAGCTGATTTTCGTCGACAATTTGCTAAAGATGAAATTGATTACGATGTAAACTGGCGAAAAAACAAAGCCGAAAAAAGCAGAATGCCCTTTGACGCAAAAGCTCATAAAGCAAAGCTCGAAATTATTTACAAAGATGATCTTAATGCAACTCCAGAGTCAATTCATAAAGAAAATGTTACGCTTGGCAGATCATTAGCAGCTACTGCCTTATTGCTTATTGGAGCATCTGCAGCACAAGCATACGTTCTTAGCAAGTATGCTTAAAAGAAATTCTTGGAGGTTTAATGGATAATAATCATCTAGAGCATTTTGGAGTTCTTGGAATGCGTTGGGGACGTCGAAAAGGATCATCAAAACCTTTACGAACCAGTGCTGATTATAAAAAGGTTTCTACTCTTTCGAAAAAGAAAGCCAGCGAGCTAAGCAATGCGGAATTGCAATTAATAAATAATAGACTTAATTTGGAAACGAATTACAAACGTTTAAATCCGGATAAAGTCGCGAGAGGAAAAGAAAAAACAAAGAAACTTTTGGAAACGATATCGCTAGCAACACTTGCTGTAACAACTGCGACAGGGGCAATAGCAGCAGGAAAAAAACTCTATGAAACAATGAAAGAATTAAAATAAAGAAGGTTGAAATGACTTTATCTAACCGAGCTACTCCAATTTATTATGGCGAATTCCGAGAAAAAGTTGTATCCGGTGAGATTCCCGTATGTAAAGAAATAAGTATGGAAATGAATCGGATTGATGATTTAATAGCGAATCCTGGAATTTACTATGATGATCAGGCAGTTATAGGCTTTGTTGAATTTTGTGAAAGTGAATTAACTTTAACTGATGGATCGGATTTAGTTTTGTTAGATACATTTAAACTTTGGGCCGAACAAGTATTTGGTTGGTATTATTTTGTAGAAAGAAGTATTTACGAACCAAATGCCGATGGTCATGGCGGTCATTATGTTCGAAGAATGGTAAAAAAGCGTCTTATTAATAAACAATATTTAATAGTCGCTCGTGGTGCAGCAAAATCCATGTATGGTGCATGTATACAAAATTACTTTCTTAATGTTAATCCATCGACCACGCAACAGATAACTACTGCGCCAACCATGAAGCAGGCAGAAGAAGTAATGTCTCCTATCCGAACAGCTATCGTTCGTGCTAGAGGACCCTATTTTAAGTTTTTAACCGAAGGGTCTCTGCAGAATACTACAGGTATTAGAGCCAATCGTGTTAAATTAGCATCTACAAAGAAGGGAATTGAGAACTTTTTAACTGGTTCGATTCTGGAAGTTAGACCTATGGCTATAGATAAACTACAAGGTCTTCGTCCTATGGTGTCAACAGTTGATGAATGGTTATCTGGTGATATACGCGAGGATGTTGTAGGCGCTATAGAGCAAGGCGCATCTAAGTTAGAAGATTACCTTATAGTTGCAATGTCGTCGGAAGGAACTGTCCGTAATAGTTCAGGCGACACAATCAAAATGGAACTACTTGACATTTTAAAAGGTGTCTATATAAATCCTCATGTTTCTATTTGGTATTATCGTTTGGATGATGTGTCAGAAGTTCCAAATCCTGCGACATGGTTAAAGGCCAATCCTAATCTAGGGAAAACGGTTTCATATGAAACCTATCAACTAGATGTAGAAAGAGCCGAAAATGCACCTGCTACAAGAAACGATATTCTAGCTAAAAGATTTGGAATTCCTATGGAAGGCTATACATACTTTTTTACCTACGAGGAAACTCTTCCACATAGGCGTAGAAGTTTTTGGTCTCTTCCTTGTGCCTTAGGTTTAGATCTTTCACAAGGAGATGACTTTTGTGCTTTTACTTTTTTGTTTCCTTTGAGTTCTGGGGCATTTGGAGTTAAAACTAGGTGCTACATTTCATCTTTGACCTTGTTAAAATTACCTGGTGCAATGCGAATTAAGTACGAACAATTTCTAGCAGAAGGAAGCCTTCAGGTTTTAGAATGTACAGTTCTGGACATGATGGAGGTATATGACGATCTTGAAAAATTTATAGAAGATTCAAAGTACGACGTCAGATGCTTAGGTTTTGACCCTTACAATGCTAAGGAATTTATTACTAGATGGGAACAGGAAAATGGTCCTTATGGCATCGAAAAAGTTATACAAGGAGCAAAATCGGAATCAGTTCCTTTAGGGGAATTGAAGACTCTTTCTGAAGAAAGGATGTTAATATTCGATGAAGAATTAATGTCTTTTACTATGGGAAATGCTATAACTTTGGAAGATACAAACGGCAATCGTAAACTCTTTAAAAAGAGATACGATCAAAAAGTTGATAGCGTTGCTGCATTAATGGATGCCTATGTAGCTTATAAAGCTAACAAAGACGCCTTTGATTAAAAAGAGAAAGGAGGTGATGAACTAGTGGCTGATAATTTTCTAGAAAGAATTAAACGTGGTTGGAATGCTTTTCGAGAAAGGGATTCGAATGAAACATATTCTAATGACATTGGACCTGGATATAGTAGTCCGCCATCAAGAGTGCGTTTGAGTATAGGAAACGAAAGATCAATCATATCTTCGGTTTACACACGAATAGGTCTGGATGTTGCGGCATTAAGAATAGAGCATGTGAGACAAAACGAAGACAAAAAATATGTTGATACTATAAATTCAGGATTAAATAATTGTCTTACAACCGAAGCTAATATCGATCAACCAGGAAGGGCTCTTATACAAGATGCGGTTTTGTCAATGTTTGATGAAGGATCAGTGGCTATTGTTCCGGTTGATACTACAAATAATCCTCGCGTAGGTTCGTTTGATATTTTAACACTTCGAACAGCTAGAATACTCGAATGGTATCCATATCATGTACGTGTAAATTTGTATAATGACAGAAGCGGTAATAAAGAGGATATTCTTTTATTAAAAAAAGATATAGCTATTATTGAAAATCCTCTTTATTCTGTAATGAATGAACCAAATAGTACTTTGCAACGTTTGATACGAAAATTAAATCTATTGGATTCCGTCGATGAACAAAGTAGTTCAGGAAAATTAGATTTAATTGTTCAACTACCATTTACGATAAAAACGCCTGCCAGGAGAGTTCAAGCCGAAGCTAGAAAACAAGATATTGAAAATCAATTAAAGGGATCTAAATATGGTATAGCGTATATAGATGCTGCGGAAAAAGTGACACAGCTTAATAGGCCAGCAGAAAACAATTTAATGGCTCAAATCGAATATCTAACGAGTATGCTTTATAGCCAGTTAGGTATGACTCCAGCCATTTTTGATGGGACTGCTGACGAAGCGACTATGATTAATTATCATAATCGAACAGTTGGTCCAGTTGTTACCGCGATTATCGATAATATGGTACGTTCTTTTTTAACGAAAACTGCTCGAAGTCAAGGGCAAACAATTATGTATTTTCGTAATCCATTCGCTTTTGCTACTGCAGAAAAGATGGCGTCTATGTCAGATACATTTACACGAAATGCCATTATTTCGTCTAATGAAGTTCGTGCTGAACTTGGGTTGAAACCAAGTAAAGATCCCGAAGCAGATTCATTACGTAATAAAAACTTGAATCCTGCTAAAGAAGAAGCAACGAATTCAAAAATAAATACCGAAGGAGTTAAAACAAATGAAGGATAAATACGATTTTAGTGGATGGGCCACTAAAAATGATCTTGAATGCGCAGATGGTCGTGTTATTCGCAAAAACGCATTTAAAGAATCAGACGGGAAACGAGTCTCATTAGTCTGGCAACATCTTCATGATTCGCCAGATAATGTCTTGGGACATGCCATTCTTGAAAACCGTGAAGATGGCGTATATGCTTATGGTTTTTTCAATGAAACGGAATCTGGAAAGCAAGCTAAGTCATTAGTCATGCATCATGACATCACGAATTTGTCCATTTATGCAAATAATTTGGTGCAGAAGAGTTCCAATGTCATTCATGGTGTGATTCGTGAAGTTAGTCTTGTTATGTCAGCGGCAAATCCTGGAGCCAAGATCGAGTTTGTTACAATGGCACATAGCGACGAACTGTCTGATGATGAGGCCGTTATTTGGACCGGTGCAGAGATTGATTTGCCTAAGGCACAAGCCAAAAAAGAAGAACTCTCTCATGCAGATGATGAGGATTCTTCAGAAGAAACAGTTGGCGAGATTTTCAATACTTTAAGCGATAAGCAAAAAGATGTTGTTTATGCGATGATCGCAACGATCGCTGACGCAGTCGATGAAGATTCGGATGACGAAGCTTCGCATTCAGATTTAGACGAAGGAGAAACAATGAAGCGTAATGTTTTTGATTCAAAAAATGAAGCGGATGAGCACAAGTTGATTCATCTAACACCGGAACAGTTCAATACGATCAAAGCCACCGCCATGAAGAATGGCTCATTTCGTGATGCTGTTATCGAGCATGCCGGTACTTATGGCATTGATAATATCAGCTATTTATTTCCTGACGCCAAGAGCGTTACGCCGACCCCGGATTGGGTTACTCGGGATATGTCTTGGGTTATGGGTGTCATCAACGGATGTCGCCATAGTCGTTTCTCTCGTATCAAGTCTTTGTCTGCTGATATTACGCCGGATGCCGCACGTGCTCTTGGTTATGTGACTGGCGCGTTGAAGAAAGAAGAAGTCTTTGCGCTGCAGAAACGCGAAACTACTCCCCAGACTGTTTATAAGAAACAGAAATTGGATAGGGACGACATTCTCGACATCACTGATATGGACGTTGTTGCGTGGATGAAGGCCGAGATGCGCGTTATGCTCAACGAAGAAATCGCCCGAGCAGTCTTGGTCGGTGACGGACGCGATCCTGTCGCCGATGCTGCTGATAAAATCGTTGAAACGAAGGTTCGTCCGATTTATAAGGACGACGCGAATATGTACGTCCATTCGGTTCGTTTGGTTAATACCGCGACAATCGCCCAGATGGAAGAGGCCATTATCCGTGGTCGGGCCAGCTATAAAGGTTCTGGCAATCCTGTGATGTATGCGGGAGGCACCTTTATCACTGATCTTCTTCTGCAGAAAGATACGACTGGTCGCCGTTATTATATGACTGAGGCCGAATTGGCATCTGCTCTTCGTGTTTCGCGCATCGTCGAAGTTCCAGTAATGGAGGGTTTGAATCGGGATTCTACTCAAACGGCTCCTATCAATATGGCCTTGAAGGCTATCATCGTTAACTTGAACGATTATGTTATCGGTGCAGATAAGGGTGGCGAAATTAACATGTTTGAGGACTTTGATATCGATTACAACCAGGAGAAATACCTGCTTGAGACTCGTATCTCTGGCGCCTTAGTTAAACCGAAGTCGGCCATCGTCGTCGAGGTAGATACTGAAGTAGATACAAACTAATACTCTTTGAGGAGATCAAAATGGCAAAGTTTCATGGTAAAATTGGTTTTGTACAGACCGTGGAAACGGCGCCAGGTGTTCACACGGAAGTCACAACTGAGTATGAGTATACCGGTGATGTTCTTCGCGATGTACGAAGATTAGAAAATGGCAATCAGATAAACGATAATCTGAATATCTCAAACAGATTTAGTATTATTGCTAATGAGTATGCATTTCTAAACTTTCAGTACATGAGATACATAAAATGGGTAGGGGTTTCATGGAAGATAAATGAAGTAGAAATCCAGAGACCCCGCCTCATTTTATCGGTCGGAGGCGTATACAATGGCTGATAGATTGGATTTAGAATCTTTGTTGAGATCCACTTTAGGTTCTAATAATGTTTACTTTCAACCTCCGCCAAGTGTTCAAATGGTTTATCCGTGTATAGTGTATCATCGGTCGACGGCTAATACTCGGTTTGCTAATAATTATCCATATAGTTATGAAAAAGCATATCAAATAACAGTAATGGATAGAAATCCAGATAGTATCGTACCGGATAAAATAGCAGCCCTTCCTAAGTGCGTGTTCAATACACACTTCACAAAAGATGGGCTCAATCATGATGTTTTTAGTATCTTTTTCTAAGGAGAAAAACAATGGCAATTCTTACTTGGGATGGCACTGGTTTACGCTTTTTTGAAACCGGCGTCGATCACGGCGTGTTATATGTTATGGATTCGAATGGCGCATACCCTCTTGGCGTACCATGGAATGGTTTGACTAATGTCACCGAAAGTCCATCGGGTGCTGAACCTCAACCTTTCTATGCCGATAACATTAAGTATCTGAATATTATGTCGGCAGAAGAATTTGGTTGTTCGATTAATGCTTACACGTATCCAGATGAGTGGGTTGAATGCGATGGCCAAAAATCAGTCGTAACTGGTTTAGTCGCAGGTCAACAGGCTCGTAAGCAATTCGGACTTGTCTATCGAACCAAAATCGGCAATGATGTTGCTGGTCAGGAACTTGGTTATAAACTTCATCTTATTTATGGTTGTTTGGCTGCGCCATCAGAGAAAGCATTTGCTACGGTGAATGATTCTCCGGAAGCTGTTGAATTCAGTTGGGATGTCTCTACAACTCCTATAAATATGACTGGTTTTAAACCTACTGCGGCTTTGGTTGTTGATTCAACTAAAGCTCCTGCAACGCAACTTGCAGCATTGGAAGATGAGTTGTTTGGTACTGCTATTATTACAGCTCATCTGCCACTTCCAGACGCCGTCGTTACTCTTTTAACTCCATAAAAGTTATAGAATAATGAAGGTAGATATATAAGTTGTAGGACCCTGAATTCCGCTAAGCGTTAGGAGGGGTCCTGCAATTAATAAAAATCTCTTGATAAGGAGTTTTACATGATTAAGAAAGTTATTAAATACATTGATTATAATGGCGTCGAACGAGAGGAAACTTTCTATTTCAATATTTCCAGGTTGGAAGCTGCTGAGATGGACGCATCTTCCAGAGGCGGTTATGATCAAGTAATACAGAAAATTATCGAAAGTCAAGACAAAGGTGAGATGCTCTCAATTTTTAAAGAATTTGTTTTATCAGCGTATGGAGAGAAAACCGCTGATGGAACAAGTTTTATTAAAAATGCAGAATTACGTAATAAATTTGCCCAGAGTGAAGCTTTCGTTGAGTTATTTCTTGAGTTAGGCAATGACTCTAAACTTGCTGCGGCTTTTGTAGCAGGTGTATTGCCAAAGGCACCAATCCAAAAGACAGAGTAATGAATTCAAGTCGGTGTGCGACTTTGGATTGTATTCTATTAATTTTTAGGAGGTGCACCATGTAGTCCCTTATGATCGTTCCAATAGACTGAGTAAAAACTCTCTCGGAACCGTATCTGTATTTAGTGCTAGCAGGGAGATAGAGAAATGCTTCAGATAACAGTGCCTGAACAAGAATTCTTTATCGACGAGATATCGAAATTCATAAAAACAAAAGAACAAGTATTGCAACTGGAGCATTCTCTAGTCTCTCTAGCTAAATGGGAATCAAAATGGTGTAAACCTTTTATCAGTAAAGAAGTAAAAACAAAAGAAGAAACCATAGATTATATACGTTTTATGACTCTAACACAAAATGTTGATCCTAATATATATCATTGTTTAACTTCTGAAAATCATGATGAGATATCAGAATATGTCAATGCTCCAATGACAGCTACAACATTTGTAGAGATTGGAAAATCCAATAATTCAGAAATTATTACTGCTGAAATTATTTATTATTGGATGGTCTCTTACAATATTCCTTTTGAATGCCAAAAATGGCATTTTAATAGATTGCTATCATTAATTAAAGTTTGCAATCTTAAAAATCAGCCAACAAAGAAAATGAGTCGAAATGAAATATATGCTCGCAATAGAGCACTAAATGACGCTAGGCGAGCTAAATTTAATAGTCGAGGATGATTCTATGATAATCATAAAGCATAAAGGAAATTTCAATAAAACTGAAAAATTTTTAGCGGGAGCAAAAAGAATTAGATTTAAAGAAATTTTAGAAAGTTATGCTAAACAAGGAGTTAATGCTTTGTCTTCGGCTACACCAGTGGATAGTGGTTTAACCTCAAGCTCTTGGGGATACAATATCATTACTACTAATAGTGGTTTTCGTATAGAATGGACTAATTCTAATGTTGTTTCTGGTGTTCCTATTGCTATTATTTTGCAATATGGCCATGGTACTAGAAATGGCGGATGGGTGCAAGGAAGAGATTATATTAATCCGGCTATAGCGCCTATATTTGCTGATCTAACGGAAGCATTATGGAAGGAGGTTACTAAATTATGACCGCTGTCGACAGACGCGCTGTTGAAATGGGTTTTAACAATAGGGAGTTTGAGAGTGGTGTAGGCGGAACTTTAAAGACTTTAGATGCTCTTAAGAAGGGTCTTAATCTAGAATCCTCAGTAAAAAGCCTATCAGGATTATCCGCTGCTGGAAGAAATTTCTCTTTAGGAAATATATCAGATAGTTTGAGAGGAATGTCTGATAGATTTTCTACTCTTGGTATTATAGGCATTACAGTTTTGCAAAATCTTACTAATGCGGCTTTGGATCTTGGAAAGAAACTTTTTACTGCGGCATTAGGATTAGACTCAATGAAAGCAGGTTTTGGATCATTCGAAACTAAAATAAATGCCACCAAAACTGTAATGTCAGGTACTGGCGAAACCATAGACCAAGTTAATCGTAGTCTAGATGATTTAAATAAATATTCTGATAGAACTATATATTCTTTTGAGGATATGACAGCAAACATTAGTAAATTTACTAATGCTGGTTTAAGTTCTAAAAAGGCTGCTATAGCGATTCAAGGTATTAGTAATGTTGCTGCTTTGTCTGGGGCAAACACAGGTGAAGCTGCACGTGCTATGTATAATTTTGGTCAAGCTTTGTCTCAAGGTTCAGTGCGACTTATGGACTGGAAATCGATTGAAAATGCAAATATGGCAACAATCGAATTTAAGACCCAGTTATTGGAAACCGCTGTCGCGATGGGAACTTTGAAAAAGCAGACGGACGGAACCTATAAAACTATAAACGGGAATGAAGTATTAACAGCGACTAAGAATTTTAATACTTCTCTTGAGAAGCAATGGCTAACGACTGAAGTTCTTGTTGGAACTCTGGACGATTATGCTAGTATGCAGACGGAAATTGGTAAAAAAGCTAATGAAGCTGCTACTCAGTTAAAGACTTACACAGCATTAGTTGACAACATTAAGGACTCTCTTAAAACCGGTTGGACTAAATCATGGGAACATATATTCGGTAACTTGGATCAGGCTACTGAGTTGTTTACATATCTAGGGGATAAAATAAATGGTGTTCTTGGGGATTCAGCTAGAGCGCGTAATCAGTTATTGTCTGGTTGGGCAGCTTTCGGTGGGAGAGCATCTTTATTTGCCGCTTTGAAAAATACTGTCGAAGGCGTTCTAAACGTCATGAATTTGGTCAAAACGGCCTTTTCTCAAGTATTTCCACCAAAAACAGCATATGAATTAGCTAGTTTCACGTACGCACTAAAAACTTTGACTGACAAATTCGTGATTACTAAGGATATGGCAGAGGATATTAAACGAGTTTTTCGTGGTTTCTTTGCTATATTTGATATAGGAATTGAAGGGATCAAAGTTCTGGTAGGATGGTTAGGAAAATTAGTAGGCGCCTCTAATCTTTCTGGAAAAGGAATTTTGAAACAAGCTGGAGATATCGGCAACTGGATATTTGAATTACGTAATGCTATAAAATATCAAGGTCTATTAGGAAAAACATTTACTGATATTAAGACGAAAATAGAACCATTAATTCAAAAATTCAGAGAGTTTTTAATCAATATAACCCCGGTGGTAGACAAAATAAAAGAATTTGTTCAGCGAATACAAGATTCATTTTCTGGTCTTGAGGTGGACACAAGCGGAATAGATAGTTTTATGGAACGAATTCAAGTTAGATTTGCGCCGCTAACCAAATTAGCTGAGATTGTTGGACGAATAGCAACTGGAATTTGGGGTTTATTGAAACATTTAGTACCTATATTTTCTAGTATAGGGCAATTTGTGGGTGACGCATTAGGAGAAATTGGAAATGCAATAGCGATTAGTTTAAAAGAAATGAATTTCAATGCCGTTTATGACGTTATAAATGAAGGTCTCATTGCTGTGGTTCTTTTATCTATTAAGAAATTCTTCACAGAAGGAGCCAGCACATTTAGCGGAATTTCTGGCGGAGTAACAAGTCTTTTAGACGGCGTTAAAGGAAGCCTAGTAGCTTGGCAAAGTTCTTTGAAAGCAAAAACACTTTTAACAATAGCTACAGCAATAGGTATCTTAGCATTGTCGTTAATAGCTTTATCCTTAATTGATTCTGCTAAATTAACTGTTGCTATAGGTGCAATAACTGTAATGTTTACTGAATTAGTTGGATCAATGGCGTTATTTGATAAAATACCTGGTGGAAGTACTGGCGGCGCTACAAAAATGGCTATACAATTACTAGCAATATCTGGCGCTATACTATTATTATCCACAGCTATGACAATAATATCAAAAATTGATCTAGAAAAATTAGTACAAGGTCTTCTTGGAATTGGCGCCATATTAGCAGAACTTGCTATATTCATGACGATAACAAATCTTAGTGGATCTGGCGCCGTTAAATCAGCAGGATTAATATCCTTAGGGATAGCTCTTAATATACTAGCATTAGCAGTTCGGCAATTTGCAAATATGGACCCGGCTAAGTTGACACAAGGTCTTATGGCTATGGGAGCAATTCTTGCTGAGTTAGCTTTATTTATTAAATTATCAGGTAATCCCAAAGGCATAATATCCACCGCTATTGGTTTGACAATCTTAGCAAATGCTATGGTTATATTCTCGTTTGCTTTATCGAAATTAGCCGATATGAGTTGGGAAGAATTAGGACGAGGTTTAGCTGCTATGGCTGCATCTTTAGCTATTGTCACAGTAGCCATGAGGCTTATGCCAAAAAATATGCTAGTTATCGGCGTGGGTTTGCTCGCAGTTAGTACAGCTTTAGTTATATTGTCAAAAGCTTTAAAATCTATGGGCGGTATGTCCTGGGAAGAAATAGGAAAGGGTTTAGGGGTACTAGCAGGCTCATTAGTTATTTTGTCTGTTGGAATGTATGCTATGACTGGCGCATTACCAGGAGCATTCGCAATGTTAGTAATGGCTGGGGCATTACTTATGTTTGTACCTGCTCTTAAAGCCCTTGGCTCGATGGAACTTGAAGAAATAGCACGTGGATTAGGTACTATAGCTGCAGTGTTTGCTATTTTTGCTCTTGGCGGTTTAATACTAGCTCCGTTAGTACCTGTCTTATTATCTTTAAGTGCAGCATTATTTCTATTTGGAATAGGAACGACTGCTGTAGGTGCTGGTATGTTAGCATTTTCAGCTGGTTTGGCAGCATTAGCCATATCTGGAACTGCAGGAGTTACGGCCTTAGTAGCGATCATAGCAATACTTCTCGGATTAATTCCATTGATAGTAACAAAAATTGTTGAAGGAATTCTTCAGTTTGTAACCTTGATAGCTGAATCTGTTTCGGTTATAGCAAATGCGTTAGGAATTCTACTAACCGCTTTGATCCAAGTAATAATAGATGTAGCACCGAAGTTCTTCGAAGCTCTTAAAGTTATTTTATTAGGATTGATTGATGTTATTGTATCAGTAGTTCCAGAATTAAGTGTTGCTATATTATTCTTGATAACCTCGTTACTCGACAATTTAGCAAATAGTGTTCCGCAATGGATCGAATCGGGTTTAGAACTTTTGAAAGCCTTGTTGGATGGAATTGCTGATGGTGTTACTTTAGTAGTTGAAGGTGCTTTTGATATAATTATAGCGTTCTTAGATGCTATAGGAAAGAAATTGCCAGAATTGGTTGACGCTGGTTGGGAAATGATTATATCTGTCGTTGACGGCATTGCAGATGGTGTCGAAAAGAACTTGCCAGAACTTGGGCGAGCAGCCGGACGCTTAGCCAATGCTATCATTGATGGATTGATCGGAGGAATTAAAGCTGGTGTGCAAGGAGTCATAGATGCGGCAGCTAACCTCGGTAAAGAGGCATTAGCTGCTATTGGCATACAGATTGATGCCAATTCACCATCAGAGGAATTTGCTAAACGCGGTTTGTGGATAGCTCAAGGGTTAGCTAATGGCATAAATGAATATTCAAAATTAGTTTATGATGCGGCTAAGAATTTGGGAGATGATGCATTAGGCGGATTAGCAAATATAATGGCAGAAATTAATAATAGTGTAAATGATAATCTTGACATCAATCCAACAATAAGACCAGTTCTTGATTTGTCCGAGATTGTTTCGGGAAATAAACAAATTTCTGGTATTTTTGGAAGATCATCTTTAAATGTATCTAGGATTGCTGATGGTATTATTAGTATTAAACCACCTAAAGTTGAATCGAGTCAGATTTTATCCAATTCACCAAAAGCTGTTCAACCTTCGGCTATAGCTTTTAATCAATACAACTATTCGCCTGAAGCTTTATCGAGATTTGAAATCTATAGACAAACAAGAAATTTACTAAATTTGAAGAAAGGATTGGTACCTAACTAATGATAAAAAAAATAAAAGTAACCAATCACTTGGGCGAATCAATTACGTTCGAAATTAGGAGCCCGGAGAAATCCGGGTTTCTAGTTAATAAAATAGATGGACTCGGTCCGCCCAAAGCCGATATAAATGCGATGGAATTAGCTACTACAGATGGTGCTTTATTCAATAGCGCTAGAGCAAGATCAAGAAATATAGTTCTCGATCTGGGGTTTTACCCAAATCCGACTATCGAACATACTAGGCATAACAGTTACAAGTATTTTCCTATCAAACAACGCATATTGATAGAGGTGGAAAGCGATCTTCGTATCTCAGAAACTTACGGGTATGTTGAAACAAACGATCCAAACATATTTAATAATGATGAAGGTACTATTATTTCTTTAATATGCCCAGATTCTTTTCTGTATTCAAAGATTCAAGCTGTTACTATATTCAGCACTATCGAGTCTTTGTTTGAGTTTCCGTTTTCTAATGAATCTTTAACTCTTCCCCTTCTTTTGATGGGTGAAATAATCATAGATACTCAAGGGAATATAGTATATACAGGAGATGCTCCTATTGGAGTTACTATATATGTTAATTTCCTAGGATCTGTTACGGGTTTACATATTTCCAATGATGCAACTCAAGAAATTCTTGAGATAAATGATACTCGATTAGCAGCAATTGTTGGAAGTGGTTTTACTAGTGGAGATTTATTAACGATTTCTACTGTAAGAGGAAATAAATATGTACGTTTGCAAAGGGCTGGAATTATCTATAATGTGTTCAATGCTCTAGAACCAAATTCTGATTGGTTTGAATTAGAAAAAGGCAATAATATATTTATATATACTGCGGATACAGGTATTACAAATCTGCAGTTTGTTATAGAAAACAGAATTGCTTTTGAGGGGGCTTAATATGGAATTGATTTTACTAGAAACCAATTTCGATGCCTTGGATATTATAGATACCTTTGAATCTTTAATCTGGGTTGATAAATATTCAGAGAATGGAGACTTCGAGGTACTTATTCCAGTAAATGCTAATATTGTTTCTAAATTAGTGGAAGATCGTTATCTTAAATTAAGAGATTCGGATCATTTAATGGTCATCGAAGACCTATCAATTGATTCTGATTTTGAAGATGGAACCAAACTCTTAGTAAAAGGACGATCAATCGAAATAATTTTGGAACGAAGACGAGTTTTCCCACCGATGCTTTTGCAAGGTTCTTTGGAATTAGCCATACAAAGTATATTGAATGATAATATCATAACGCCAACAAATGCAGATAGACAAATATCGAATTTTATTTTTGAATTATCTGGAGATTCAGTAATAGAAGCTAAAGTCGTCGACGATCAATTTGGACCGGATTATAGTGTTTATGACGCAATTAGAAAAATATGTAGTTCAAATGGCATTGGTTTTAAAGTAACATTAAATGAATCTGGGCAGTTTGTTTTCAAACTGTATTTAGGAGTAGATCGATCCTATGATCAAGTTATAAATCCTTATGTGATATTTTCACAAAAATTTGAGAATATTCAAAACGGATCATATAGGCAAACAAATCTTTTCGAAAGAAATGTGGACTATGTATCTGGCGAAAAAGGAATCGGAAATGAATCTATGATCGTTGTTGTTGCTAAAGCAGATGCTATTTGGACTGGATTAAATCGTCGTGAAATGTATACTGATGCCAGCAGTATTACCAGAAATGTTCCGAACGAAGTGCCATTAACTGAAGCAGAATATATAGATAAATTAGCACAAAAGGGAAAACAAGATTTATATAATAATTCTTATTTTCAAGCTTTTGATGGACAAATTGATACCTTAGGATTATATATTTATAATCTGCATTATGGTATGGGCGATATAGTTGAAGTAGCTGACGAATATGATCATGAGGCTAGATCAAGGATTACCGAAATTATATTCTCAGAGGATACTACTGGAATAAGAAAATATCCGACATTCAGGACAATAGGTTAAAAAGGAGAAATAATGGCTCTTACTTACGGTTTTTATAATTCCTCGGCCAGTGACAGAGCATATAATGCAACACAAATGTCATCGCTATTTGATGGAATAATACAAGATGGTATATTTTCTTCTATACTAGATCGTCTAATGGTTATTCCACAAGGAAGCGGTCTTCAAGTTATTGTTGGAACTGGACGTGCTTGGTTCAATCATACATGGACATTAAATGATGCGCCTATAATTTTAACACATGATGCTCCACATGTGAGTTGGGCTCGATATGATGCTGTTATTCTTGAAGTTGATTCTGATATTGGTGTGAGAGCAAATAGTATTAAAATTATTAAAGGAACAGCGAGTGTTAATCCAATATATCCTGTATTACAAAAATCAGGAACTTTATATCAATATGCATTAGCATATGTGCATATTCCAGTAGGATTAACTACGATTAGCGCGGCAAATATAACTAATAAAGTTGGAACATCAGAATGTCCATATGTTACTTCTCCAATTACAAGTTTTAATATTAATGAACTTATAGCACAATGGGATAGTGAATGGTCTCAATGGTCGGATCAAAAACAACTTGAATTTGATACTTGGTTTGAAAATATAATTTTTCAATTAAGTCAAGAAGCAGAGGGAAACCTTCAGAATCAAATTAATAGTATTTTAGCAACTATAAATGCTAAAGTCATCGCTCGTCAAGGTGGAGACGCGACGGATTGGACTTTTGGGGGAATAAATAATTATACACCAATTGATAATGCGGCTATCCAAGTCGGAGTAGGATATATATATGGATCAATAGGACGAATGACTATTACTTTTCCATTACCATATACATATCCTCCATTGATTTACCTTACAGCTGGTGGATCTATATACGAGTCACACTTCACAGGAAGAGTTGTTAGCATTACAACTACTGGATTCGTTGCAGAATTTATGGAGCATGTCATTGGGGCTCCGTATCATAGATATGCCCCACAACTTACACTATCGGGATGGCTCGCGATTGGGCCTAAATATATGGATCAATAGGAGAAAAATGTTTTCAAATAAGGTTTATGATGTTCTTAAATGGGTAGCTAGTTATTTATTACCAGCATTGGCGACTCTATACTTTGCTTTATCAGGAATTTGGGGTTTGCCGTATGGCGAGCAGATTCCAGGAACGATCATGGCAATTGTGACCGCTCTTGGTTTGATGCTAGGAATCAGCACAAAAGTTTATATGAACAGCGTAGTAAGACGCGATTATCCTCTTGTTGGTTTCTCTGCGAGTCTTGACCCACATCAACCAGTAGAGCGTTTAACAGGCGTTCTTATTCGGATGTCGGGAGAAACATATGACGCTTTTGTCTGGATTGCCAGATATGCTATGCCTGCCGGAGCTACTTTAGTATTTTTACTATCCGGAATATGGAATTTCGCTTATGGAACTCAAATTGTCGGGACAATTGCCGCTTTAAATACATTCCTTAATGTAATTTTAGGCGTTAGTACCACGCAATATAAGACAGAAATCGCCAGATATATGCTCGGAAATGAGGCAAGACATAAAGAATTATATCCTTAGATTGATCGTTTCGCGTTAATTACTTTTCCTATAATGAACCATAAATTCGAAAGGAGAGTAAAATGAAACGATCTAAAGTAAAGGAAAAAACGTTCGAAGAAGAGATACAACATGTATTGGAAAGTTTGAAAGGGCTCAAACCAGAGACCGAAGAATATCACATTGCTGCCAGAAATCTTGAAGTACTATGCAAAGTAAATGAATCATCTAAGCTAAGTATGGAAGTGATTTTAGGCGTGGTGGCGAATATCGGAGGATTGCTGCTTGTGCTCAATCATGAGAGATTATATGTTATATCTCAAAAGGCGTTTTCCTGGATTTGGAAAGCCAGGATATAATCCAAAAGAATTGGGAAAAAGAGGAGTCTAACAAGGCTTCTCTTTTTTCTAAAAATCCCCGGGGATGTTTTCGGCAAAACAAAAATAAATTCGCGAAAATTACAAGGGCTATAATGAAGATATGTAGGCTGTTTTAAAAAAGAAACAAACTTCTGACGAGTAAGGAGTTCTTACATATCTTCACATTTTTTCTATCTTGAATAAGGAGTTTATATGAATCCAAAGTTAGTCGTACGACGTATCCGGGATGGCTTAATTAAAGAGTCTCCCACAATATTAACTGGGTTGAGTATAGCCGGTTTTGCTACAACGATCAAGCTGACCATGGATGCAGCCCCAAAAGCCACAAGGATGATAGACATATTACGGGAGGATCGTCATAAAGACGCAGAAGTTGAAGGATTCGATTATGTAGACCTCACAATGATGGAGAAAATTGAGGCTACTTGGAAGATTTATATTCCTGTTGTGGCTATGGGGATTACGACAGTGGCTTGTATTGTGGGAGCGACTACTATACACTCACGAAGATATGCTGCTCTTGCCGGTTTATATTCCTTAGCGGAAGCTGGTATTAGAGAGTATAAAGATAAGATAGTTGAGCAATTGGGTGAGAAAAAAGCGGCAAAGATTGACGAAGAAATTATCGAAGATCGGATGGCAAAATCTAATAGGCAAGTTGTTCTTACAGGAAAAGGAGAAACTTTATGTTGGGATAGCTTATCCGGACGATATTTCAAGAGTTCTGCTGAGAATATCCGTCGTGTTCAAAACACCTTCAACCAAGCATTGATAACTGAGATGTACATGAGTCTCAATGAATTGTATGATGACTTGGGGCTTGAACATACAGAACTCGGAGATGACTTGGGGTGGACAGTCGAATATGGACTTCTAGAGTTTATATTTGATACTAAGATGTCTCCCGAGGAAGAACCTTGTTTAGTATTAAAATATAAGATTCGTCCAAAGCATAAAAATGTCGCGATATTGTAGAACTTCGCGAAAATTACAAAGGCTATAATGAATCATAAATTAAATCTTGATAAGGAGAATAGAATGTTCAACAAAATCACGGAATTCGTAAAGAGTCACAAAGAAGTTATTCTGGAAAAAGGAATCCCTCTCGGAGGAGCCTTGGTAGGCGTTATCATTGGATACGCCATCCTGGCCTCGAAGCAGAGCGATGAATTGGAAGCAGAAGAGCTGGATGAGACCAGCGAAACCGACGATGAAGGACAAGACCCTCAATAAGATGAAATAAATGAGGATGGGTGTCATGGAAAAATAAAACCATGGCACCTAAATTTTTTCCGTGGAGAAAATTTGATGATGATCAATGATAAAACTGTGAAAATGGTTGCTAAGTTTTTGGCCTCAACTGGTGCTGGTATGGTAACGAGTAACACTCTTAGCTTTACCACACCATATACCAGGGATGTTGTTATTAAAGGTCTGCATCTTATCGGGCGATTAGTTTTCAGTGGGATCGCAGCTATTGAAGTCGGGAAATATACCGGCAAGATGTTTGATGAGGCTAAGGATAAATATTCAAAAAGAAAGGAATAAAATGGATTACTTAGTGAATATCTTAAAAATCTTAAATTCTGATTTTTCTTCGTCACAACGTGGTGAGTTCAAAGTATTAAACATTGAAGTTGCATGGGGAATGAAGTATAATAAAAGTTTAATCTTTACAAGTTACGTAAAACCAAATATTATTCCATTGCCTATGTGGCTGATCAGAATTATTGTCATCATAATATATGAACGTCGGCAATTTAAAACTATGATTCCGGAGTTCAATTCGTTGGCATATAAATGGATATCGTTTGAAGATGATGTAAAATGGTTTTGGAATTATACTATTTTGCATCGCGAACCAAAACAGGAATCTGAGGATGAACTATTAGGCAGAAAGAAAAAGGAGAATTGAAATGCTTGACTGGCCTAATGATGTAACTTGGGAAATGATTGAAAAACTTTTGTTAGAAGATCCAATTCTTTATCAGTGTCAAGTAGCAGCTATAAAATATGGATGGAGTAAAGAAAAAACTTTACTTCATATGGTTTATCTTCAAACAGAAGCTAAAAAATTATTTTCAAAAACATTGCAAGATAACTACATGAATTCTATTCAAACAATAGTAATAAAAAAATAAATTTCTTAAAAGGAGAATGAAAAAATGGCGGCCATAAAGTTGGGTGGGACCACGTTGGCGCTGGTAATGATTGCTGTTGCTTTAATGGCATTGGTCAATCCTATGATCAATGCCGCCAAAGCTGTCGTGCCAAATTCGGTAGAACTAGCACCCGCTGTTGTTTGGAACGAGAAAGTTGATTTAGCTATGCGCGAAGTCATCATTGACCCAGCATATTCTCATGCCCTCGAAGAGCATCCTGATACCGCTCCTATAGTATGGGAATGCATGAAGTCTAAGGGACCTTATATAACGTTCCAGGTGGACCCAGGAAGACGATATTTAAGGGTTTGTCTAATCGATGATAAGATTTTCGGTTTTCAAATTGTCGACTATGTTGGTAAGAAAATGATGGAAAAAACAGCCTATATACGTGATGAGTTAAAGACTGTTAAAGATTTATTCGATTACGCTCGTCGAAATGGATATCCTCGTTTTACTAAGCCCATATTTTAAAAGGAGCAATGAAATGAAGAAAGAACTGAATAAGACCGGCGCTAAGCGCGAGTTGTTGAAAACGTTTGATGAAGCGGATAAGAAGTTAGAACGGGATCGTTGGCTGAAAACACCGGAAGGTGTTTCTTGGGTATTGGGCCAGATACAAAAACAGGAAACCGAAAAGAAAAAGGTTTCAATGAAGCCTGGTCAACTTGTTTGGACCACAGTGATGGTTAAAACTGATTCGATGACCCTTTATGAATGCCAAAGGTGCAGTAAAATTATCCAAGTTAATTTGGATGATACCGTACTGATCCAGATGCTTTTTGTTTTGGTCGACCAAAAGAAAGAACTTTTATATGAACATCCGATAAATGGTTTAGTCGAGAAAGATACTTTATTCCTGGTAGATATTCTTGACCTGAATATGCACGTCGCCAAGGTTAGCAAAAACATCTGGTGGAAGGAACTTTAATTTTCGCGTAAAAAACATATGATATAACGAGAAGTATTATAGATACTGCCATCGGCGTAGCCGGTTATGCGCAGAGACGTTATAATACTTCTCATTATATTTTTCAATCTTGATAAGGAGAAATGAAATGAATAATAAAATGAATAATAAAATTCCGCAAGAGAACGTAGTAACAAAAGAACCATTACTTCTATCTCTTTTGCATGAAGAAGGCAAGCAAATTAGCAATCTTCATGAATCGATTCTTTTATTACATGATCGTCTTATACCGGTAATGAATGTTGATCAAATACAAGATGCGGAAACAAACGTAGTACCTCCAGGATTTCCTGTGCCAATGGGCAATGAGATTGTCTTACAAATGGCAAAATTACGTATGTGTCATGATGTTGTAAGTGAGATTCTTAAAAAACTTGAGATTTAATCTTATTAAATAATTCCTAGAGATATTAAAAAGTAAATTCGCCTATAACTAACAGAGTCAAGCGGTGGCAAAAGACTTGGAAGTAAATCACTATCTAAGAATTATATATTTTCTTGAAAGGAGAAATGAAATGAATGGGCATTTTCGTCAAAAATGTAAATGTGGTCATAGTAACGAGATTCATTACTATACTTTTGGCTTTTGCCAAAGTAATGACTGTCTATGCCAGAAATTTGAAAAGAATGAAGTTGATTTTAAATTAGAAAATTCTGTTGCGAGCTCGCCGAATTCTAATACAGCAATTGGCAAATTAATTGCTCTTTTGTTAAACGAAACAAAAATTAAAATGGTTAGTGTTGAGAAGGAAGAAGAATTGTCTTGTTATACTATAACCGTTTATTACGGTGATGGTACGTATTATGCTAAAAGAAAATTATTATATTTTGATTCTGCAGATAATGTCGAATCGGTTATTCTCTTTATATATCACAAATTTATGAGCTTAATTATTTAATTAAGATAGCAAAGAGAAAGGAGAAAACAATGAATGAAGTTGAGGATGGAGATTTTGTAGAACCGCAAGGTTTGAACTTCCCAAGTAATTCTAATCGGCCTCGATTGGAAAAAAAAGAGGAAGAGGTGTCATTACCGGATAAGAAAATTCAGCAAATTGTAACTGGCAAAGTGATTAAGAAAAAGACGTCCTTAGTCAATCGCTTTGCGCATACTTTCTTTGGAGATGATGCTCAGAGTGTAGGCACATACGTTTTTATGGATGTGCTCATCCCTGCAGCCAAAAATATGATTCTCGATATGCTTACGATGGGTGGCGAGCGATTGTTATATGGAGAAGGACGTCGAAACACGCGCCGAGATCGTGATCGAACACCTCGTGTTTCTTATAATCGATTTTCTGAGAAAGAAGAGACGCGACGTGATATTTCAAGAAATAAAGTGCGTTACGATTTCGAGGATATTGCTATTCCTTCTCGCTTAGAAGCTGATGAAGTTTTAGAAAGGATGACCGAGTTGGTTGACAATTACGGTCAAGCTACGGTCGCAGACTTTTATGAGCTTGTCGGTGTGATCGGTGATTTCACTGACAATAAATATGGTTGGACAAATTTAAATCGATCAACGGTACGGCGTGTAAGAGAAGGATATATCGTCGATTTACCGAGACCATATGAATTGGAGTGATATGAAAAAGTATTATGGCGTTTTACTACTATTTGCGATTTTAGTTTTTGTCATCTTGTTTTACATAGTCCTAGGATATTCAATTGTTTGGGGTATTGACCAAGCAATTAAATGCACCTTAACATGGCCATTAGTTTTCTTAGTGGTCATACTTCTTTTGGGTCGGCAACTCGGAAAGAAATAAAATGGATAAAAGATATTACAAGATGGCGAAAAAGCCCAAGTCTTATCAGCGAATTGCGTTTGAAGGGACTCTTTGGGCCGGTGGTTTAATTCTTATTATCATTCTATATTTGTCGTTTTGTGTTCCTGGAGGATAAATGGCTAATTCTATGTATGTCCAATTGCAAATTAATCCTGCTCTCGCAGATATAAATTCGGCATATAACGCAGCCGTAGATAGATACCATAATGCTATAGATAATGTTCAAGCCTATAATTACCGAAGCGGAGAAGTTATTTATGACGCTAAAGTAAATATGGCATATGCTGAGATGGAACTTAATAAGACGCCATTAATTGTTCCCGTAGCAAAGGAGTAGCAATGACCTGGGAAAATTTTGATGGTCATTCATTAAAACCCTTAAGATGGGAACATATTCAAAAAAAGATGGATAATTTAATATTATCAGAAGAAGAATTACGTTTAAAAGAAATCGATAGACATTTCAAAATTTTAACGGAAACAGCAAATAAGATTTCCGAGTTATATTTAGAAATTGAAAAAGTTACTACTAAATCTATCTCATCTATTAACGAATTAAGCGTTATTCTTAATACAAGTATTAAAAATTACCCTACTCCACAGCAACAACTATATCGTGATGTTAAGGGTGAATTCTCGAAAGGAGATAAAGATGAATCTGTTAAAAATTAGTGACGTCAAGGCTTTGGCTGTGAGTAAACTCTCACGCCCAGTCATGATGTTGGTTAAAAATAGTCCAGAAATTCTTATCGTTGCCGGTATCACCGGGGTTGTGGTTGCTACGGTTATGGCTTGCCGCGCAACATTAAAAGTTAATGAGGTCTTGGCGGATAATGACGATGACCTCAATAACATTCATCATGTACACGAAACTGTTACACCAACTGAACCGGAAAGATATTCTGAAGAAGATTACCAGCGCGATTTGGCAATAACTTACGTTAAGCGTGCAATGATCTTTCTAAAATTGTATGGTCCATCAATCGTTGTTGGGGTATTGTCCATTGCTGCAATCGTAGGATCTCATCACATTCTTTCCAGGCGTTACGTTGGTGTTATGGCGGCGTATAATGTTCTGGCAGCGGCCTTTACTAAATACAGAAAACGAGTGGTAGAAGAACTTGGCGAAGAAAAAGATTTGCAATTTCGTAGGGGAGTCCATCGTGAGGTAATCGAAGGCGAAGTCGTTAATGAGAAAACCGGGAAAATCAAGAAGGTTAAGAAAGAAGTAGACACCTTCAAAGGCAGCCCGCCCAGCGAATATGCCAAATTCTTTGATGAAGGATCGATCAAATGGACAAAAAATGCTGATTATAATTTAAGTTTTCTGGGCATTCAGCAACAATTCTCCAATGATTTATTGAAGTCACATGGGCATTTATTCTTAAATGAGGTATACGATATGCTCGGACTACCTCGTACCTCGGCAGGTGCGGTGGTTGGATGGGTGTTTAATGCCGGAGGAGATGATTACGTTGACTTTGGAATATATACTCCAATAAATGCAGATTTCGTTAACGGATATGAGCGATCGATTTTGCTTGATTTCAATGTTGACGGACTTATTTGGGATATGATATGACAGAGGGATGGCCTTGAAGCCATCGGTAGTGGTCACTTTGCCCAGGATATCATAAACTATCCAGATATATATTTATACGATGGTGGACGATATCCTGACGCAGGATATCTAATATTAGGAGATTTGAATTATGCGTAGCGAAAGTTTCTTGGAAAAGTTGAAAAAAGCCTGGGGAGATAAACGAAAAAAAGTGCTTAATCCCAAGCGTCGGTGGCGGGTTACTGACCGCCCGAAAAAAGATAACAGCACAAATCATCAACGAGTTTTGGCCTTGCGAGCCAAACGTGAAAGGAGTTTGGAATGAACATAGAAGTAATCAAAGGATTAGGTTTCATATTAGTTTGTGGTTTGGTCGGCGCCTATGCCGGAAAACTTTTGGCCGAAAAAGTGCTAGAAGAAGAAAATAAAAAATTTGTTGATTTTGCAAATTCGGAAGATTCCTCGGATTGGGAAAAAATGGATAAGGGCCAAGAAGTGCCAGAATTAATCGAATTTGAACCGAAAAAAACAAAGGAAGAAATGAAGAAGGTAAAAAGAAAAGTGGTTCGTGATTATAGCAAATTCTCTAAAGAAAAGTTAGGGGATTTAGCAAAAAAATATATCGAAGAAGAACCAGAAGAATTGGTGGTAGATACCAGCAAACCGTATATCATCACGGCCGAAGAATATGAAGAGAATGACCGCTTCACTAAAGCGTCATTGACGTATTATTTGGATGATGTTCTTGTGGATGAGGACGAAAATCCAATTCCGAACCAAGATGATCTCCTTGGACCTGACGCCCTGACTCAGTTCGGCGTAAAATCAAATGACCCGGATATCATTTATGTCCGAAACGAAAAAATAGCCGGAGGGATGGATTACGAGGTCTCAAGAATCGCTGGTAATTACTCTGAGATTGTTCTTGGTCTTCCACCTGAAAGTTTGTCTACGAAACGCCGACGTAACAAAAAGGTAACACATTCTAGTGGGCAAGAGGACGAATAATTTACAAGCTGGCAAACAGCATCTATATTTCAAATGGCTTTGCGATCAGGTTAAGGTCGGCAAATCTGATCGCGGCCGTTTGAAATTGTTGAAATTTCTTTATGAAAATATATTTCATGGAGGAATTCCTAATGACCAAAATCGTGGTGAAGACGGAAAAGAAATTAGACAACGATTTGAATACGAAGAAGTTTCATATTATTTTTTAGAAAAGGAACGTGAAGCTCCGTGCACGATTTTAGAGATGCTTTTGGCACTTGCCTATCGTATGGATTATATTTTAGGCGATATTGGATCGAAAGAAAATCCTAGCCAGTGGTTTTGGAAAATCGTTGAAAATTTAGACTTGGAGAGATATACTTGGAATCCGGAAAAGGACGAAGACGTACGATTTAAAAATGAAGGTATTCTAGAGATCTTCATCGATAGAACGTATAGTTATAGTGGTCAGGGTGGTTTATTTCCTTTAAAAAATCCAAGAAGAGATCAACGAAAAGTCGAAATATGGTATCAAATGATGTCGTATATCGATGAAAACTATTAAAAAAGCAAAGTAGTAACAGAATTGTGTTTTAGCAAGAAAAATGCAATTCTGTTACACTTTTGTGACAGTTTTTTGTAATTTGTGACAGTTTTGTGACATATTTGAAAAAAAAGTGTCACAAAAAAACATGATTTTTGTACGTTTTTTGATGAAAATTGCCCTTTTTTAGCCATTTTTAGCCCTTTTTTGGGGTTTTTTAGGGGTTTTTTAGACTTTTTTACAATTTTGTGACACTTGTTACACTTTTTTTCATACCTTTTCTACAAGACGAAAAATATATATATATATAAGAAACTTTTTGGCGAAAAAAACGTTTTTTTGTCACAAATAATAAAAATGAAAGGAGTTAGTGAATGGACTTTTTTGATATCAAAGAGAGAAATTCGAGAAAGGGCACGATTGAGATTTATCCTGATTTTAAGGTGATTCGGTCTAAGGATCTTATGATTCGAGGAAAGAGTTTCTACTCGATATGGGACGAAGAACGTGGATTATGGTCTACTGACGAGTATGATGTCCAGCGTTTGGTAGATAAAGAGATATTGGAATATCGCAATAAATTAGCCGAAAAGTTTGATGGTACTGTAACTGCAAAAATGATGAGCGATTTTAGTACTAACAGTTGGAATCAATTTCGGAATTATATGAATCGCTTATCGGATAATGCTCATCAATTGGACACAGAATTAACCTTTCTGAATACCGAAGTAAAGAAAAAAGATTATGTTAGTAAAAGATTGGCATATCCGCTTGAAAAAGGAGACTATAATGCATGGGACGAATTGGTCGGTACATTATACACTGAAGAAGAGCGATCGAAAATTGAATGGGCTATCGGATCAATTATCGCAGGAGATTCTAAGCATATTCAGAAGTTTGTTGTATTCTACGGTGAAGCCGGAACAGGTAAATCTACAATCCTCAATATCATACAACGATTATTTGAAGGTTATTACACAACTTTCGAAGCTAAAGCCCTTACCTCAAGTAATAACTCATTTTCCACAGAGGTATTTAGATCTAATCCCTTGGTGGCTATTCAGCATGAAGGAGATCTCTCAAAAATCGAAGATAATACAAAGTTAAATTCTATTGTCGCACATGAAGAAATGACCATGAATGAGAAATATAAGCCCAGTTATACAGCTAAAGCTAATTGTTTCTTATTCATGGCCACAAATAAGCCCGTAAAGATTACTGATGCAAAATCCGGTGTGATTCGTCGTTTAATAGATGTCAGACCTTCTGGGAAAAAAATTGCTACAAAAAAATATTTTGCATTGATGTCGCAAATAGAATTTGAACTTGGTGCTATAGCGTCTCATTGTCTGGAAGTTTATCATGAAATGGGTAAAAATTATTACAGCGGATATACTCCTTTAGATATGATATTCCAAACCGATGTGTTTTTTAATTTTGTAGAAGAAAATTATTTTCTTTTTAAAAAACAAGATGGCATCACATTAGCGCAAGCTTATGAAATATATAAAACATATTGCGATGAATCTTTATTAGAATTTAAATTGCCAAGATATAAATTTCGTGAGGAACTTAAGAACTATTTTAGCAATTTTTCAGATATAACAAGAACTGACGGAAGACAAGTTCGTTCTTATTATTCTGGTTTTCTAGCAAATAAATTTGAGTCAAATAAGAAGGTTGAAGAAGAATCATCTAATTGGATATCTTTAGATCATGAAATATCTCTATTAGATGATGTTTGCAAAGATTATTCAGCTCAATATGCTACAAGAAAAGAAACTCCGTATAAAAAATGGTCTGAAGTAACGACGACATTAAAAGATATAAATACCAAAAAACTGCATTATTTAATTCTACCAGAAAATCATATAGTTATAGACTTTGATATAAAAAATGAAACCGGAGAAAAATCTGCCGAATTAAATTTTGATGCCGCTAGCAAATGGCCACCCACTTACGCTGAATATAGCAAAAGCCAAGCAGGATTGCATTTACATTATATCTATGTTGGAGATGCGACAAAATTAAGTAGTTTATATACTGAAGGAATAGAAGTAAAAGTAACTCATATTGGAGATGTTGGAACTAGTTCGTTACGAAGAAAGTTAAGTAGATGCAATAATATTCCAATAGCTCGAATAAATAGTGGTTTGCCCTTGAAAGGAGAAAAAAAGATGATCGATTTTGATTCCGTTCAAAGCGAAAAAGGTCTTAGAACTTTAATCGCAAGGAATCTATTAAAAGAAATTCATCCAGGAACAAAACCAAGCATTGATTTTATCTATAAAATTCTAGAAGATGCTTATAAATCAGATCTTAAATATGATGTAACCGATTTAAGACCAAGAATTATGTCTTTTGCGAATAATAGTACAAATCATTCAGACTATTGTCTTGATCTTTTTATGAAAATGAAGTTTAAATCTGAGGAACAAACTGAAAAAATAGAAGATTATAATGATGATTTTTTAGTGTTTTTCGATATTGAAGTATTTCCTAATTTGATGCTCGTCAATTGGAAACGTGAGGGAGAAGAACACGAACCAGTTCACATGTTCAATCCCGAGCCAAAAGATATTGAATCGCTATTAAAAATGAAATTAGTAGGTTTTAATAATCGTCGTTATGATAATCATATTCTCTACGCAAGGTATGTTGGTTATTCAATTGAGGAAATTTACACTCTAAGTCAAAGAATTATTGGAGGTAGTAGAAATGCCATGATTGGAGAAGCATATAATTTATCTTATACAGATGTATATGATTTCAGCTCAATAAAGCAATCATTAAAGAAGTTTCAAATTGAATTAGGTTTGCATCATCAAGAATTAGGTTTGCCTTGGGATAAACCTGTAGATCCAGAAAAATGGTATCTGGTTGCTGATTATTGTGACAATGACATTAAGTCCTTGGAAGTTGTGTTCGATGATCGAAAAGAAGATTTTGTAGCAAGACAAATTTTAGCCGATTTAAGTGGTTTAACCGTTAATGATACAACACAGATGCATACTGCTCGAATTATATTCGGAAATGATCCGAAACCACAAAGCAAATTTGTTTATACTGATTTAAGCGAAATGTTTCCAAGTTATAAATATGAAAGTGGCAAAAGTGAATATCGTGGAGAAAATCCGGGAGAAGGTGGTTATGTATATTCGGAACCCGGAAGTTATGAAAATGTTGTTCTTCTCGATGTTGCATCTATGCATCCAACGTCGATTGATCGACTTAATTTGTTTGGGCCATACACGGAAATATTCCGAGAACTTGTGGCAGCGCGTATTTCAATTAAACATAAAGATTTTGAAACGGCTAGACAATTCTTTGCCGGTAAACTCGGAAAATATCTCAAAGATATTGGACAAGCTGACCAATTATCATACGCGTTAAAGATTATCATAAATATTGTTTACGGTCTAACCTCAGCGCAATTCGATAGTAAGTTTAAAGACCCACACAATAAAGATAATATTGTGGCCAAGAGAGGTGCTTTATTTATGATAGATTTAAAGCATGCAGTTCAAGAAAAAGGATATACTGTTTGCCATATTAAAACCGATTCAATTAAGATTTCAAATGCAACTAAAGAAATAATTGATTTTGTTTTCGATTTTGGTAAACAATATGGATATAATTTCGAGCATGAAGCATCATATGATCGTTTTTGTCTTGTAAATGATTCCGTTTATATTGCTCGTTACAAAGGAGGAAAAAATGATGGTAAATGGGTAGCAGTTGGAGCACAATTTGCTCACCCATATGTTTTTAAAACCCTTTTTTCAAAAGAATCAATATTGTTTACAGATCTTTGTGAAATGAAAACTGTAACAACTGCATTATATTTAGATATGAACGAGGATCTTGGGGAAGAACATGATTATCATTTTATTGGAAAGGCCGGTTTATTTTGTCCTATTCTTCCTAGCATGGGTGGTGGGTTATTACTTAGGGAGAAAGATGGCAAATATAATGCTGCTACTGGTAGTAAAGGTTATCGATGGGCTGAAGCAGAAGTAGTCAAAGAACTTGAAAAGGAGAAAGATATCGATTATAACTATTTTAGAAAACTTGTCGATCAAGCAAAAGCCGATGTAGCTCAATATGTAGATTTCGAATGGTTTATTTCAAATGATTAATTATCTTAAAAGGAGTTTAAGATGGCACCATTAAGAGTAAAAGCAAAAAATCAAAATTTAGATCCGATTGAATTTACGGATGCACAAATTATTTTCCGTAATTTCGAAGGAAAAGGTGGTGATTATAATACGGAAGGAAATAGAAACTTTTGTCTACTTCTGGATGAGAACTTGGCCAAAGATTTGGAAAAAGAAGGTTGGAATATTCGTTATCCGATTCAGCGCGATCCAGATGATGATCTTCGACCTTATACCCAAATTCGTGTGGCATTTAGAAATCGTGACGGATCGATAAAACCAAGACCACCGAGAGTTGTTCTTGTGACAAGTCGTAATAAAAAAGTATTAACTGAAAAAAATATCGCGATGTTGGATTACGCCGAAATCGAATACATCGATTTAATTGTGAATCCTTCATTTTGGGAAGTTAATAACAAGCATGGAATTAAAGGTTATGTTAAGACTATGTTTGTGACGATCAAAGAAGATCCGCTTGAAATGAAATACAGTGACGTTCCCGAAGCTGAAGCTTTGGATGACGATATTTAATCAATTATTTACATATCAACAACTAGCGGCAAACCAATTAAAAACCGGCTCCATCCTTTGCGGTGGGGTCGGTTCTGGTAAATCTATAACCTCTTTATGGTATTATAATGTAAATGAAAGACCAAAAAATCTTTATATAATAACGACAGCATTTAAAAGAGATACGCTTGATTGGGAACGAGAGTGTACTTATTTTATGTTATCGAAAAATAAAGATTTAAATAATGATGGAATAAAGTTGGTTATTGATTCGTGGAATAACATTAAAAAATATATAGAGATTAAAGATGCTTTCTTTATTTTTGATGAGCAACGAGTTATTGGTACTGGCAGTTGGGTCAAATCTTTTATTAAGATAACTAAAAATAATAATTGGATTCTTTTAAGTGCTACGCCTGGCGATACGTGGATGGATTACGTTCCAGTATTTATAGCTAATGGGTTTTATAAGAATCGTACAGATTTTATTAGACAACATGTTATTTATAATACTTTTACTAAATTTCCGAAAGTTGATCGATATATAGGCGAAGTTACTTTGGAAAAATTAAAAAATAAAGTTTTAGTTAAAATGGATTATGACAAAAAAACTGCACACATTTTTAGAAATATAATTGTAACATATAACAAAGATCTTTTTGAAACGGTATCAAAGAAAAGATGGAATCCTTATGAGGGAAAACCTATAAAGGAAATAAGTTCGTATTGTTATATTTTAAGAAAGGTGGTGAACAGTGACATTAGCAGAATAAAAGCAATTAAAGAGTTATTATGTAAACATAATAAAATTATTATTTTTTATAATTTTAATTATGAATTGGATCTATTACGTAGTTTTGATAAAGAGTATTTAGTATCAGAGCATAATGGTCATAAGCATGACCCTCTTCCTGAAGGTGATAAGTGGATCTATTTGGTTCAATATACCTCTGGTTCAGAAGGTTGGAATTGCATAACTACAGATACTATTATTTTTTATTCTTTAAATTACTCTTATAGAATAATGACGCAAGCCGCAGGAAGAATTGATAGACTAAATACCCCATATACAAATTTATATTATTATACTTTGCGATCAATGTCGCCAATCGATAATGCTATAAATAAAGCTTTAAAGAATAAAAAAGTTTTTAATCAGAAAAAATATTTTCAAACTATTAATTTTTAACTCGCGTTGAATACATATGCTATAATAGAAGAGAATACCTTTAGACATTCTTTTCTTTTTTGGCGAAAGGATTTTGCATGGCTGGAGAAACTATTTTTCGAAATAAATTAGAAGATGATCTTATGAGGCTATATCCTAACGCAATAATCTTGAGGGTTGATCCATATTGTATACAGGGTTTTCCTGATAGATTAATGCTTTATGAAAATACTTGGGCTAGTTTTGAAGTAAAAGCTTCCAAAGATTCAGAACATCAACCGAATCAGGACTATTATGTAGATTTATTAAATGATATGTCCTTCGCGAAATTCGTTTACCCAGAAAATAAAAACGAGGTTTTACATGAACTTCAAAGAGCACTCAGAATTAATCGGTCAGCACGCCTTTTTAGGCGCTAGCAAATATCATTGGATAAATTATACACCTGAAAAATTGGTGGATTCCTATTCTAAATTTTTGGCAATTCAAAGAGGAACAGAATTACATGCCTTAGCATGCGAATGTATAAAGCAAAGAGTTAAGTTGCCTAAAAGCAAAAAAGCCATAAACCAATATGTAAATGATTGCATTGGTTTTAGAATGAAACCAGAACAATCTTTATATTATTCTGAAAATGCTTTTGGAACGGCTGATGCTATTTCTTTTAAGAATAATATTTTACGCATCTTTGATTTAAAAACTGGTATCTCTCCCGTATCAATTCATCAACTGGAGGTATATGCCGCTTTATTCTGTTTAGAATATAGTGTAAATCCTAATGAGATAGAAGTCGAATTACGTATTTATCAAAATGATTCAATTTTTATAGCCGTGCCTTCAGGTGAATTTTTATCTGAAATCATGAATAAAATTGTTATTTTTGATAAGGAAATCGATAAAATAAAAATGGAGGATACGCTATGATAAAACATGAAGATAGTCTTAAGCATATAGGTGTTAAACGTCGTAGCGGAAGATATCCTTGGGGTTCTGGAAAAGATGGATATCAGCGAGGTCCTTCTTTAAGGGGAACTATAAAAGAACTAAGAAAACAAGGTCTTAGTGAAGCGGATATAGCCAAAGGAATGGGCATGTCCACAACAGAGATGCGTAAAAAGGTTTCTCTTGAAAGAATTGAATATAGAAATGCAGATTACACTTTAGCTTATCGTCTTCGTGAAAAAGGTCTTTCTGATACACAAATTGGTGAACGAATGGGTCGTAATGAGTCATCTATTCGTTCATTATTAAATCCTGTTGCTAAAGAACGAAGCGATATAACCCATATAACAGCTAGTATATTAAAAGATTCTGTAGCTGAAAAAAGTTATATCGATGTTGGGAAAGGTGTTGAAATTTTGATGGGTGTTAGCTCCACAAAATTAGGAAACTCTGTTCAAGCTCTTAAAGAAGAAGGTTACACGATACACTATCTAAAAGTTCCTCAACCAGGAACAGGAAAAGATACTTCGTTAAAAGTTTTAGCAGGTCCGGGAGTCACATTTGCCGAAGTTTATGCTAATCGTGATAATATTAAGTTAGTTGAAGATTATAGTAATGATGGCGGAAGGACTTGGAGAGGTTTGCAACCAATTACTGTCATATCTTCAGACAGAGTACATATTCGTTATGCAGAAGATGGTGGGGCTGATAATGATGGAGTGATTGAATTACGTCACGATGTTCCGGATTTGTCTTTAGATTCGAAAAGATATGCGCAAGTTCGTATTAGTGTTGACGGTACTCATTATTTAAAGGGAATGGCTATTTATAGTGATAATATTCCTAATGGAAAAGACATTGTATACAATACCAACAAAGATTCTTCCAAATCTAAAGAAGAAGTTTTTAAAAAATACGAATCAGATGCGGATAATCCTTTTGGCTCAACCATTCGACAAAAAATATATTTCGATGCTGATGGCAATGAAAAAGTTTCGGCTTTAAATATTGTAGGATCAAAACCTCCATATGGAGAAGAAGGTTCATGGAAAGAATGGTCGAATTCGTTATCTTCCCAGTTTTTGTCAAAACAAAATGCATCTTTAGCTAAGAAACAATTAAGTTTAGATAAACTTATAAAAGAAAATGAATTTGATGAGATTATGTCTTTAACTAATCCCGCCATAAGAAAAAAACTTCTTAAAACTTTTTCGGATGATGCAGATAAATCGGCAGAAGATTTAAAAGCGGCAGCATTACCTCGTCAAGCTAATCATGTGATATTTCCAATTAAATCTATGAAAGAAAATGAGGTTTATGCTCCTAATTATTTGGATAATGAACCTGTCGTATTAATTCGACATCCTCATGGCGGAATATTTGAAATTCCTGAATTAACAGTTAACAACAGAAATCCAGAAGCACGAAAGTTGCTTGGTAATGCTGAAGATGCTATAGGTATAAACCCAAAAGTTGCATTGAAACTGTCTGGAGCAGACTTTGATGGCGATACTGTTTTAGTAATACCTAATAGTAGTGGAGCTATTAAATCAAAGCCTGCTTTAAAGTCTTTAATGGAATTCGAACACCGTCTTGAGTATAAAAAATATGAAGGCATGCCAGTTTTAAAAGAAGGTACTAAGCAAATAAAAATGGGCGATATTAGTAATTTAATTACTGATATGACTATAAAAGGTGCGCCCATAAACGAGGTTGTTAGAGCAGTAAAACATTCTATGGTTGTAATAGATTCTGTTAAGCATGAATTAAATTATAAACAATCATATCTTGATAATGGAATAGCTGCTTTAAAGAAAACTTATCAAGGCAAAGCTGATGCTGGTGCTGCAACATTAATTTCCAGAGCTTCTTCGCAAAAAAGAATTAATGAGATAGATGATGCAAGAAGTAAGGTTGACCCAGTTACTGGCAGAAAAATTTATTTCGAGACTGGTGCCACTACTGTTCAAAGAAGAAAACTTTCTGATGGTACTTATGAAACTGTCTATAATAAAGATGGCAGTCCTAAAATAATTAAGAAGCAAACCATTTCTACTAAGATGCGTGAAGAAACTAATGCTTTTAAATTATCGTCAGGAACTAAGATGGAAGCTGTTTATGCTGAGTATGCCAATAATATGAAAGACATGGCAAATAAAGCAAGATTAGCTATGGTCAAAACTAAATCTATAATTTATTCCCCTTCTGCAAACAAAGTATACAAACAAGAAGTAGATGTGTTAAGATCTAAGCTATCTTTAGCAGAAAGAAACGCCCCTATGGAAAGACAAGCCCTATTATTAGCTAATAAAGTCATCCGTACTAAAAGAGCTGATAACCCCGGTCTAACACCAAAGGCATTAAAGAAGATTAGAGGCCAGGTTCTACAAGAATCAAGATTGAGAATGAATGCTAAAAAACCATCGATTGAGATTTCAGATAGAGAATGGGATGCTATTCAAGCAGGTGCAATAAGTAATAACATGCTTGTAAGAATTTTAGAAAATACAAATCTTAAAAGTCTAAAACAAAGAGCAACACCCAGATCTTCTAAAATTTTAACACCTGCTAAGCTTGCTAGAGCTAGATCGTTAGCTGAATTAGGCAACACACAATCTGAAATAGCAGCAGTTTTAGGTGTTTCTGTATCCACATTATCTAATAATCTTAAATAATAAGGAGAACTATGGCTGAAGTAATGTTGTCAACTACAGATAATCCTTATAATCCTTTTGCAAACTATGATAGTTGGTATGCATTTGACACCGCCCATGGCTATAATAGTTGTGCCTATCTTGCAAGAATAGCTAAAAGTTCTGATGATTTAAGTGAACTCGACGAAGAACAAGCTATTGAAGAGGCAGTTGATTCCATAGTTTCTTTAAATGTTCTTGGTATTTATATAAAGATAACAAAAGATAATTTCATTTCCCAAGAACAAAGAAAGTTTAATAGAACTCAGCTGTCTAGTTGAACAGGGAGGGGGGGTCTCGCGAAAGATACCCCCCTCTCACAT